CCATTAGGATTTTACCCATCCATTCTCTCATCGCATCATTTTCTTCTATATTTTCGGGCTTATGTAGAATCGTATATTCAAACTTTACTCTTAGTTTATCAATATCTTTGTTTTCGTCAAATGAAACTCGTCCATAATGATACATTAGTTTTTTGAATCTTCCTGATTTGACCTGTACTGCATAAAAGTGCGGAGAGCCTTCATGGATATATTCTTCTCCATATTTCTCTCTCAACTGCATGAGATATTCGACAGGAGGTTCTATGAATTCATATTTTTTTCGAATGTGCATATCTTCAATCTTCTTTCGTGTCTTCAACTTCAACAACTTCTTCTTCGACATCAGCCGAACTACCGTACTTGAATTCTTTTGCGACAGCCTTTTCTAGTTGCTTCATAATATCATCGGTGAAATACTTCTCTGGCTCCTTGTAAATCACACTCTCATATACTTTAGTTCCATTCGGCATTTCAATTCGGGTCGAAACCTTTTTGAATATATCATACTTCAGGGCAATTTCAACTAATCCATAATAAGGATTTAATCCTGAATCGTATTTGAGTAGAACATCTACTAGAGAATTCTCTTTAGTTAATCTTCCCTTGTGTAATTTGCAATGAATAATATTCCCAACAATTTCGGTGCCTATCTTTTCTTTTCTTTTTGTAAGATAAACAATGGTTGATGCGGCATACTTTAGACCGGAGCCACCACCCATTTCTTTTGTTGGGAACATTGAACCAATCACAGCATATGTGTGGTTAGTCATAATCATTGGAATTTTTGCTTTGCCCAACTTAAGTGTGAGAACTCTAAATGTTGCTTTCACAATCTGGGCACGAGTCATATCTCTTGTTCCCTTACCATCTGCTGTGTCTGCCATTTCCTTTGCAGTCGAAAGCATTCCTAGAGAATCAAGAACAATAATCATGGGCTTCTTTTGACTCTGGGGAAGTTCAAGATATCCATCTACAATACTAATTGCTTGGTGTCTAAACTCCTCGACAGTCGCAACTGGAAGAACAGCGATTCGGTTTTCGTCAATACCTCTTTCGCGGAACATATCTGAAGTAACCGCCTGTTCAGTATCAAAGTATAACACAACACCGTCAGGATTATCGCTCAAAAACTTAGCACATATTCCAAGTGCAAAATATGTTTTACCAGTCGCCGATTCACCAGCAAGTGCCATGATTTTGTTATTTGGGATGCCCCCATACAAGGATCCTGAAAGTAGGGCATTGAACGAATATGAGCCTGTGTCGATGAAGCCATCTACATCTGCACCTTCAAGTCCGTCCGCTACGATTGATGCATATTCGTTTCCTGATTGTTTGATAACATTGTTTAAGAAGTCTGTCATTTTCTAAATCCTTCCAATTCTTCAAGTGTGTTTTGTATCTTTTCACACATTCTAATATCTTCTTGTAATATTTCAAGACTATGATTCTTATTATTCATATTTTCTTGAACTCGTTGCTTGCCTTCTTTTAACAAATTAGAAAGCACAGTTTTAATAAATTTAATAGATTCTGGTTTCATGCAAATAATCCTTCGAGTGTTGCTCTTCTCTCATAATCCCATCCTATTTTTTCAAGTATAGTTTTAAGTGGGTCTAGGAAGGCCTTTTCAAATTGTTTTTCATAATCAATAAACTCAGACAAGTCAAATTCAAGAGGTATTCGATTCACAAATGAAATGACTTGGTCTCCTATCGGATTTGGGGTTTTCAAATACAAAAACTTTATCTTGTCCCCACTGTGTATTTTTTTATATTTTCTTGTTACTTTATATTTTTTAAGAGCATCGTTATAAAGTAATGCACCTTTCACGGCAATAGGAGTAGATTTAACATAGACAGTGGTTGTGCCTTTGTATTTGTCTAGTCCGTTCACCCCCCTAGGAAAGGCGATATCTTCTGGTTCTTGTTCCATAAAATTCGACTTAGAAGATTCTATGAAATCAATCACAGTACGTTCGTCTGTTGTTAGAATAAGTCGAATAGCATCCTTTAATTGTTGTCGAACAAGTTGTGGAGTAGAACTGCGAGTTGTTTCAATGCCCATGATTTTAAGTGTTGGTTCATCATAACGAACACCTTCAGAATCATAGACACGCATCATGTATCTTTTCTTTGCAGTCCAAATTCCTTTATCTGCGATACACTCTCTGTCCATCACCATCTTATTATCGTATGCATTCATTATCTTTGCGAGTTTGTCGTATTCTTTTTTAATGAACGGCAAAATGATTTCTTCTGATGCTTTGTTGAGGAATTCAACCACCTTCTGTTTGGTTGCATCGGAAGGACATACTTTATTAACAAGATTCCCAAGACGGAGATATACACTGTCTGTATCAGAAGCAACCACATAATCATACTCCTCAGTACCAATTGTTTTATTTAAAAATTCATTTAGTTTATCTGCAATCCAACGAATACTTAACTGTCCCGAAAGAGTAATTGCTTCTGCCATATCTACATCATAATATCTAAAGTATTGATTGCCAATTGCACCGTAAGCGGAGTTGAGTTGAATCTTTCGCACCAACTGGAAGTTGTTGTACTTGGCAATATCATTTTTACATTTTTCGTTGAGAGCATGCCGACCCAAGTTTGGCATATTCATCTTTGGAATTTGTTGTTGCAGTTTCTGTGCTTCAATCATCTTACCCTTATACATCTTACGCTCTTTGTACATCTTTTCCATAAGAGCGGGCAAGAATCCCTGTTTATTCTTTGAGTAACAAGTTCCGTTTGCGGCAACAGAATAATTCTTGTCGGTGTGGGTCTTTAATGCTTTCTTGAGGTGTTCAGTCTGCTCACCAAGAACACTATTGGGTGTAATCATAAAGTCTTGCGGCTGGGTAATCTTGGTTTCAGTACTGATATTATATTGCATAATCAGGTGGGGATACAAACTGTTTAAATCCAAAGAAACAATCCAATCGTGCATTCCAGTAATTGGTTCTTTTACATATGCTCCTGCATATTGCGTATCTTTTTTCTTTATTTTCTTTGGAGGAATTACAATCTTCTGTTCATTCAAGTAATGGTAAATTATCGTATCCCATGTTCTAACCTGACTGAAAATGTCCACCATGTTTACTTTTGCAGAATATGTCAAAGCAAGAGCAAGTTCAATTAGTTTCATTTTCTTTTCTAAATTTTGAACAAGAACAACATCTCTGAAGTTATACTCCATGAACTTTTGAAAATCGTTCTTGTAAAACTCAGCCATGGTTTCATATTCTTCATATGAAAGTTTCTTTTCACCCAACTCTACATTTGCGATGTGGTCTAGTCGATATGATTCTTGATTTACATAAGTAAAAACTTTGTATAGGTCGTAATAATCGAGAATAGCAACACCGATAAGTTCGAATGCAAGTTGCTCTTTGTTCATACGACGAATTCTCTTCTCTTTGATTATTCCCCAAGGAGATAGTTTAGAACTGTAGTTCTCTCCCAACACCCGTGAGATTCTATTAACCATATAAGGAATATCAAAGAACTTAACATTCCATCCCGTAATTACATCTGGAACATTTTCTTTCCAATACTCGATAAAATCGTAAATCAAATCTTCTTCAGATTCAAACCTTCTACAATCTACATGTGCATCTTCTGTACTGGGAAGAGTATACTGTCCCAAACCAAAACAAACATACTCGTTATTTGTGCCACAGGTGATGGCGATAATTTGTTCTGTTGGGTCTTCTGTATCAGGGAAACCATCTTCACATGTTGTTTCGATATCAATATACATTGTTTTTACATCTTGCTGTTTGTAGTCAACTTCCCCTACAAATTTATCCGCAATGTATTGATAAATGTAATCTGTATTACCATATATGTTAAAGTTAGAAATGCCCTCATATTTCGTTACAAATTCTCTGCAATCGTACATAGAACCAGGTTTGATAGACGATACAGGATTACCCGAAAGTGTTCTAAATTCTGAAGATTCATCAGAACATGAAACGAATAAAGTAGGTTCAAACTTATCCTTTCTCAGGATAGGTTCGCCATCTTTATATCCACGATAAAGAATATTGTTGCCCTTTACTGCGACATTTGTATAAAATTCACTCATCAAGCAACGCTTTCACTTTTTTCCAATAATCAATTGAGGACTCTTTCTTGTAACCATTCGGGCCTTTGTTATGAATTCTGGCCCTATCTTCATCAGTAGGTTCTCTACCAAGTCTCTCTATT